GTATATGTCTTTTGCAGACATTCCAGCAGAGTTGAGAGACCTCAATGTTGTTCACGCAGCAGAGGCTATTGATACTCTAGTAAGAGATACAATCGTAGCAGGTACAAACGTAGCTTATGCAAACGCAGAAGCAACACGACCTGACCTACAATCAACGGATTATATTGATATGTATGATATTTTTCATGCAGTCACTTCACTCCGAAATAATGATGCACCTGATATAAACGGGATGTATTCAGCAATGTGTTCCGCCAATGTAATTGAGGAACTAATGAGGGATACAGCTTTTCAGGCAGCTATTGTTCAACAGAAAGACTATCTCTTTACTGGTACAATCGGAGAACTATACGGAGTACGATTTGGTTTCACTTCGTTAGCAGCTACGACTACCAATGGAGGTTCTGCTTCTCAAGTAGCAACTATTGACCAGACTATTATAACTGGCGATAATGCTTACGGAAAAACAGCATGGATGCTTGACGACTTTGATATCGTTTACACACCCCCAGGGGGATGGAATGATGAATGGGCAGTCAGACACGCTATGACGTGGAAGCACGTTTTCAAGAGTGTAATTCTTAATCAGAATTGGCTCCTACGCCTCGAAAGTGCGAGACGTTAAATTTGGACTAGCATAAAGTCTTTAACTCAATATGCCGTCTGGTCCACGAAACGGACTATTTTTAATGAAAATTAAATGTGATAATTGTAAGAAAAAAAACAAAGGCAGATACTCCTCTTTTATTTCGGATGGGAAAATAATTACACTTTGTGATGAATGTCGGTGGGGAAAACCTCATACGGGCAGAACTGATAGTCAAATGGCAGAACATATCAATACTCCTTTTTGGGTTCACGCAGGACAAAAACCCAGACCTCAAGACTTACCTATGATAAAATACAAGAAAGAACATAATCTTAGTTGGACTGAAATGAAGAAAGTAAGGGAATATGGCAAACCCAGATATGCAAGACCAAAAATTGAAGGTATCTCATAAACCAATTATTAAATTAAGTGCATTAGTAGGGAATATGATATTCAATCTTCCTAGAGAGATGGCTAATGATATTGATTTAGTTACTGGAAAACGGTGTATAACTGTAGGAATTAACGGCAAGAATACTAATATCTTAGTCGGAGAGCCTGTACCTATTCCTTATGATGTCTTTTGTGTTTTAAAAGATGCAGGTATTTTAAATTCTTATAAGAAATTTACAGAGGGAGAGGATTTTAAACCTTTATGAAGCTAAATTGGGCGGGGTGGAATAACCCACATTCGGGTTATGGAATTGTTAATTTAGAATACTCTACTGCTCTTGAAAGATTAACAGGTGGAGTGAGTATAGGTTGGGAAAGACGGGGAGATATTTCTCCTGAGATATTTAACCTATTAACTGACGAACAAAAGGCTTTAATGGAAAAACCCTACACTAGAGAAAAGGTAGGCATAATCAAGACTACTCCCCAGATGTTTTTTAAGAATACTTCGGAATTTAGAATAGGTTATACAATGGTTGAAAATACCATGATAGGTCCTAAGTGGGTTGAACTCTGTAATCAAATGGATGCTATATTTGTTCCTTCGCCTTATCTTGTTAAAGTGTTTAAAGATTGCGGAGTTACTAAACCTATTAGGTCAGTCAAACAAGGTATCAATCCTATTAACTTTCCTTACATCAAACGTGAAAAGAAAGATACTTTTGTATTCGGAACAATAGGCTATATTGACGAGAGGAAGAATTGGAAGGATTTAGTTCAGGCTTTCTGTTCGGAGTTTTCTCCCTTAGATAAGGTTGAGCTTTGGATTAAGAACTCTAATAAGTATTTTGAGCATATGCAGTTTAAAGACCCCAGAATTAAAGTAATTAATCAATTCTATTCTAATGAGCAAATGACCAAGTTATATTCCTTAATGGATTGTTTCGTATTTCCTAGCCACGCTGAAGGTTCAGGATTGCCCCCCAGAGAGGCAATGGCAACGGGACTCCCTACAATTTTAACTAATTGGTCAGGACTTGAGGAAGTTTGTAATCCAAATTACAATTATCCTGTTAATCCTATTACAATAGACTATCCTGATGTCAGGGGAATAGAACAGCCTGGATTTCAAGCTAGATTAGATGTCAGAGAATTGATGTATTGGATGAGATATGTGTATGAAAATCAAGTTGAGGCTTTACAAAAGGGTCAAAATGCCTCAGAATATATCCATAAGGAATGGACTTGGGATAAATGTGCTAAAGACCTTTTAGAAAAAGTTGAGGAATTATGTCCGACTTCGTAAATTGGAAAGATTGGTGGAGTGAAAAGTACCGCTTCTTAATAGGCGAAGGCGTTAGATACCCCTCTTTTAAAATAGCTTTAAATTTATTCAATCAACGACAGGGTGAAATAATTGTTGAAACAGGAACTACAAGAGCTTTAAACGATTTCGGTGGAGCAGGAATGGCTACTATATTTTTAGGAGATTACTGCAAAACCTACAACAAAAGATTATATACGGTAGATATTCTTCCCGAAGCTATTGAACTTTCCAAAAGTCTTACGCTGGATTTTAAAGATAATATCACTTATATAGTAGATGACTCACTTCACTTCTTAAAAGAGTTCCCTGATAAGATAGACTTCTTGTATTTAGACTCTTACGATTACCCTATAGATGAGAACCCTGAACAAGTATTAGCTTCACAAGAACATCAACTAAATGAATTAAAGAGTGCTTGGGATAAACTTACGGATAAATCTATTATTCTTTTAGACGACAATTCGTGGAAAGGTGGAGGGAAATGTAAACTAACTAAAGAATTTCTTATTGCTGAAGGTTGGACTTGTCTTTGGGATGACTTTCAATCCCTGTGGATACGATGAAAATACTTTATTTAAGCTGCCATAGTATTTTAGAGCATGACGAAGTTTCTCTCTTAAATGAATTAAAACATGAAGTTTTTAGTTTAGGTTCATATATTAATCCAAATGCTCCACATGACCCCAAAAGACCCCCTATTAATTCTCCCTATAATGACCAGTTAGGGAATGTAGCTTTACAATCTTCCAAAGAAAATCTCCATCAGGAATTAATTGATTGGGCTGATATTATAATCATAATGAGTCGTCCTGATTGGATTATAAATAATTGGGATAAATTTACAGGTAAGAGAATTGTATGGAGAACAATAGGTCAATCTACTCCTGATATAGAATCACAATTACAATTACTACGTCAGAATGGATTACAGATTGTAAGAATGTCTCTTGCAGAAGAAGGAATACAAAACTATATAGGTAAAGATGCTTTAATCAGATTCTATAAAGACCCAGAAGAATATAAAGATTGGAATGGAGATACAGAGAAAGTTATTTCTGTTGCTCAAAGTATGAAGGCTAGAGGAGCTTTTTGTGGATTTAATAATTTTGATGAAGCTACGAAAGGATTACCTAGAGCTTTATATGGTCCTGGTAATGAAGATAGTGGAATAGAGGGTGGAATTTTAACTTATAATGAACTTAAAAAAGTCTATCAAGACAATAGAGTATTTTTCTATACAGGAACTTATCCTTCTCCTTATACGCTTGGATTAATGGAAGCTATGATGACTGGAATACCAATAGTAGCTATAGGAAAAGATTTATGGGATATAAAACTATGGAATATGGATATTTATGAAGTTGATAAAATAATCCAAAGTGGAGTCAATGGATATGTCTCAAATGATATAAACGAACTCAGAGGCTATGTAGAGTTACTTTTAAAGGATAAAGCCTTAGCGAAGAAAATTGGAGATGCTGGGCGTGAGACTGCGATAGAGTTATTCGGGAAGTCAAAGATAAAAGAAGAATGGAGGAAATTTCTTGATTAGTTTATTATTAGCTGTAAAAAAAGACGGGAAGTTTCTTTCAAAGTTTATAATGACTTATTTAACTAAGACTCATAACTTTGATAATGTTGAGCTTCTTATCTTAACTCCTAAAGGAGATTGGAATGAAGACCTCTTGGAATACTTCAAAGACAAAGTTAAAATCTTTTGGGATGAAAGCGGACTTGGCAGAGAAGCCTGTCATTTATATTATAATCAATTAGCCAAA